CTTCTGGGCTATTAAATATTCACTTAATGCTTGACTTCCTAATTATACCCCTCTCCCTTATTTCCTCATTTTCCCTCCCATGTGCCTATGAGCCTGTATACATTATTACTCTCTAGCCACAGGGGGCCCCCCCATGACCTGTGAGTCATAATATGACCAGAGAGTGCTGAATAGTCACGGAATGACCAAAGGCAGCCCAATAGTCATAATGTGACCATAGTGTGTCTGATAGTCACGGTCTGACCAGTGCGTCATAAGGTGACTAAAGCCAGCCCAATAGTCACGGCCTGACTCACGGGTCACAAATGTACCCAGAATTGACAAAAGAAAAAGCCTATGGCCCACGTATTTAGACCCCTTTATTGGCATGATTATTGTCTAGTTTGTCTGTCTATTGTTGGCATGGTTGTTGCATAGAATGCCTGTATATCCTGTGGATAAACCATCTGTTTTCTGTGGGTAAACCTGTGGATAAAAACCTGTATGGATAACCAGTGGAATTGCGTTCGTCTTTAATAGGTATACTGACCCCTATTTGAGCAAACAGCCCTCAGATCGCAATTCTCGAGCTCTCAGACCTATACAATAATCGAGGGGTCTAGGTCTATTTAATTTAGATGTAATTTAATTTAATACTTGGCACGGTTATTGCTACGCACGTAGACCCTTTATAGGTAAAATATTATTTTGAGGGGTGATTGCGTGTCTCTAAATTTAGACCCGTCTGAAATAGACCTAAATTAAGTATTTTATACTCATGTCGCGTTTAGGTCTGTAAGGGTCGTATTTAGAATTCTTTAAATATCAGACCTGTTAATCTATCTGTATGGGATTTAACCGCCCCATCTAGAGCCCCTGAAGATTGGATCTAGTCTAGCCTCATCGGTGGGCTGTAACGGCTTTAATAGTCGGTCGCTGGAGTGTAACGAGAAGCGCGAGTTTGTTTACCTTTATAGTGGCTTTAATAAATCCCCTTATTAGAGTCACTTTAAAGTTAAACCAACCAAAGAGAGTATTAAATTATGAAACAATATAAATATTTTATTGTAGATTTTCAGGGTTATATTTTATTGACTATAATTTCCCAGAATACTAATCGAAATTTCGATGATGAGGCTAAGTTTTCAATAGTCCCACTATTACCAATAATTGCAGCTCAATATGGGCTAGATAAAGTTTTCTATTCTGAATAATATAAACCAACAAACCAAAGAGAGTAAATTAAGATGACTAAAATTATTATGTCTACCGACCGACCAAACAAAAGCCAATTAGAACTACATCGGGCCCGTAAAGAGTTTGAGTATTATCTAGAATTGAAGGGATTTAAATATGAGGTATGTGAGGGGTCATGGGAAGGGGAGCGCGAACAATCCTACATGATCACTTTGCGAGATGCTGGCATGGGCTTTACTAGCCTTAAACGTCTGGCTTTTGATCTATATGATCAGGATGCAGTATTAAGAATAACCGCGTATGGTGGCGCTCGTTTATTTAATTCTGATAATACTAAGGTAGACATAGGCGAGTTTAAACAAGTCGATGTTATACCCTCAAATCAGTGTTATACGCAGTCTTTTAAGACGGGCAACATATACGCCACCGTTTAACCTTTAAACCTTATACGGGCCCATTTGGGCCCCTTTGGAGACTATTAAAATGCTTACATACGATGAAAAACAACTTAGAAACAAAGTAAAATTGTCACTCTCAAAACAGACCATAAAAACACAAGAGCTCGAGATAAAATTATTAGAAGATGGTTTAAAGGATTTAAAATATTATTGTAGTTCTGTTAAATTTAAAGGGGATAAAATGGTAAATACTGAAGATATTATTTTAAGAATTCGTGAAATACAGCAAGGTTTATTGAATTTTGTTTTAGAGGACTATTAAAATGAAAAATTATACTAGTTTTAACACGGGTCGTTTTTATGATTGCGAGCAGGTAATAGAAGCTGCAATTATTGGTGATTCAATTTGTCCTATTACGGAATCACTAAATTATATCGTATACTTTAAAGACGACTCGCGCGGTTTAGATTATGTCATCAACATACCTTGTTTAGAGTGGTTTTGTGAGAGTCACATCATGCGGTATTATGACTCTAATGAATCTTTTATGAAAAAAGACCCAGACAATCAAGACCGTGCAGTATTTGAAGCAATAAAAGAAAATCAGGAGTGAATTAAAATGATTACAATTAAAAACATAAATTGTTATGGTGAGATGTCAGAATATGCCACTGTTAACATGGAGTGCGAGTGGGCAGATGGTCAAGAGTTTAGTCAGATGTACACGGGCTCTCAAGAGTTTACCACTTGGACTCAGTTAGTAGATTACGTTATTAAAGCAGGTCAAGAAGAAGGCTATAGAATTATTGAAATGGAGTCAGACGAATGAAAACTACATACGATAAAATTACAGAAAATGTAAAATTAAACGGTGCTGATTTACTGATGACTAGTTCATTTTGTGATGGGGTCATCTGGGTCGTTTTAATCCATACCTACACTCGTAAATATGCCACTTGGGTTTATATTCGCGGTAGTAAAGTGGATTCAATACCAAAGTATTTCGATGACTATAATGACGCTTTTGAGTCATTTTGGGATCGCGGTAAAGTTATGAGTGGGCCCTCGCATAAACTCTACCAGAGTGCATAAACTTATGACCCTATAGGGTAGTGACCCCAAACCATTTAAAGGGCTCTAAGGGCCATTGTAGGCCCTTTAAATGGGTTTATTAGATAGCATTGCAAGTCGCAGTGTCATCTAATAAACCGAAGTAAACTTAAAACTAAAGCAAGGAATAAAATTATGCGTTTAATTGAAGAGCAAATGTGGACAGCAATAGAGTGCCAAGACCGTGTATTGTCTTTAGACAATACAGGGGTCGAGTATCGGGCCAATTATGATGAGGCTCTAATCTATTTGTTTGGGCATCACATTGCGACCTATGACTATGAAACCGAGACAGCACGGGCCAATGTAACGACCCTACGTAAATGGCCCACTAGAACCGCTATGAGTCGTTTAAGGGCTTTAGGTATTGATGTATATACTCGAAAAGGGGCTGTATATTTAAACGATGGTTTAGAGATTAAGTTAATAAATCCGTAAAGTAACTAAAGCATTTTATGAAAAAATAAACTAATTAAAAGGATCAAATAAGATGATAGAAACACTAGCATTTACTGCGCTTATTTTGAGCGCACCAATTATCTGTTTTTCGGTTTGTGTTTGGATCGTTAAACAGGCTCCTAAGCTAAAAAAGAGGATAAAATAAAATGAACAATCACGACTTAAAAGCTCTACAGGATATTATACAGGGTCACTATTATCTGGAGTCCGTTTTATTACGGGCTCTAGAGTACAGCACGGGCCCTAAAGTAACTAAAGCATTAAGAGACTATATAACGGGTATACGCTCGTTTGATGATCGTATGTTATTACAGCATTTTGTATGCGATTTAACACTAGCTAACAAAGGATAAAATAAATAATGAAAACTGTATTTTTAATATCGTCTAGTGACGGAAAAACTGAAGTGGCTAGCAGTATAAAAGCCGCATATCGTTTAATGTATGATATTGTCGGGCCTGAATATGCCCCTATTAAACAGAATGTTAAACAGGCTATTATTAATCACAATTTTTACCTATATGACGAGGGGCCTATTTTAGTCGGCATATACGCTAAAACATTACATACTCACAATTTAACAAAAAAAGAGGTATAAAAAATGAAACTATCAGACTATAAAGAATTGCTAACAAAACATGATTGGCACTATGAAAAAAGCAATGACCCTTTGCGTTTAGAGAGGGGTGAACGGTCATTAAGGCAAATTGTCAAATACCGTAATTTAACGCCTAAACATACTGAAACGTATATCAATTATAGGATACCCTCATAATGCCCTCTATAATGACCTTAGAAGCGTTTAACGAGTTAGCCGCTACCCTATCCATTACCTCTAAAAACGAAGTCTACATCGGCCTTAATGGAGGTCGAGGGCCTAGTCAGTATTATAAGCTAGACCCCTTAACGTCAAACTTAATTTATATAGAGGGGCCCATGCCTGAACTAGAAAAAGAAATGGCACAATATCAATTTAAAGAAGAGGTGAATTCACAATGAAAAATCACAATTTAAACGACTATAGCGCAGGTGATGTAGTCAAATTAGAATACGGTAGCAATCCCTATGGTATAATAGGGTCGATAAACAGAGACACGGGGCAAGTGCTAGTTAGATTTTCTAGTGGCCCTAAAGTCTATAAATTCACAAGCTTAGAAGTGGTGGTAAAAAATGCTTAAAATTAAACAATGGATTAAGACAATAGACCCTGAAGAAGTATTATTGTTTCTTACTGGTGGCGTACTTTGGTTCGCCTTAATTACAGGCGTATTAATGGGGTGGTCGATATGAAAAAAACCATATTAAAAGACAGTGCGTTTAGACGCTTAATAAAGCCCTCTAATGAGGATTCGTTTTACTGGTATATAGCAGGTCTACTAGACTCCAAAGTCTACTCCAGCACCGACTATATCGCCTTGTGCCGCTATCAGAGCATAGGGTATAAGAAACGTATGAAATTAAGACAAGGCATGGGGTATTAAAATGGTCATAAAAAAAGAGGTTATTAAAGAATATTCATATCAGGCCCTCGACCTATTACGGGTCAGTTATTGGCGCACTGAACGTAAGTTAAAAGCATCACCTGAAGACAAGGCTATTGCAGATGAGTTACTACAAATAACCAAAGCTATTGACCTCGCTTCAAAATTAGTAGATCAGATAGAACGTATACCAACTGAGAGGATAGAATAAAATGTTAAAATTTAAAATTGATCGTGAGACAGGCGATGTTATATTAGTTTCAGAGCAAGGTAAAATAGTAATAGATGAGCAGGATAGAGATTACCTGCTAGACCAGTTAAGATATGCTAGACAAGACGAAACACAAGGCCAAAGTAGTGACATATATGAGACTAAAGAGGCTCTAAAGAGTAAATTAGCATTACATGAGCTATATCAGGATCAGGAATACTGGTCTAATAAATGGTACAATACAAATGCAAAATCCATGTATGAGTATGTAAATTTCCATACCGCAGATAAGGCTAGGGATGCTGCTATTAAGTCGGGCTTAGATTTAGACGACTTATTATTGTTCTAAACCATTAGAGGTAAATACACTATGAAATGCAAATCATGTGACAGGCTCTTACTAGATGATGAGGATATTGAATTGTGCAGAAAATGTCTAAAACAAGACGCACAATTTTATGACGATGATGACAGTATTGATGAGGATGAAATGCTAGACGATACTATTGAAATAGAACTTTACACCGAAATTACAGAATCAGACTATTTATTAATGGAATGATATATGCTAAACTCAAAATAGTTCCTTAGCACTTAGGCACTCTTCAGTATTAAACTTTATTATAATCCTTAAATAATTATAAATAAGTTTCACTGAAGAGCAGCTAGGGCCTATTGTATGGTAGATACCCATACGGTATAATAAATCATAGGTTTTCAGACCTATAAAACGTAATCTAAAAAAGAGTAATTAATTATGAGTCTATCAGTAACAGAAGGTTATATCGCATTTAGTCATGTCTTAACAGAAGACCAGTATCAGGGTCAGGACGTTGGATATAATGTTACATTGTGTATGGATGCAGAAGAGGCCGCTAAGTTATCGGCTTTAGACGTTATCATTAAAGACTATCAGGGTGTAGCACAACGAAAGTTTAAGTCTGGATATAGTATTGATGTCTTAGATGATAACGGTCAGGCTATGTCTATGACTGAAGAGTTACCGCGAGGTACTAAAGTAAGAGTGCAGTGGAAACATGGTAATATCCACCCTCAGCACGGTTTAGCTACATACGCTAATCGAATTAAAGTGCTGGAGATGGGGACAGGTGATATTCCATTGGCATTTGACAACGCTGAAGAGACTACCGACTTCTAGCGTGAGGTAAATACACGATTTACGGTCGTGTGGAGTTACCCGACAAACATCCTGAGTAAGATGTAAAACTGCTTTTTTTTGTCTCTAAAGGAAAGTGAAAATGCAAACAATCATAACAACTAAAGAACAAATAAAACGGGCACAAGATATGTCTGAAGAGATGGGTGTCTTAAAGAACTCTATAACGCGAGGCAAGGGCAATGTAATCGGTTTTCTAGGAGAGGTGGTACTATCAGACCACTTAGGCTGGAAACAGGCTAATACCTACGATTACGACCTCATAATGCAAGACGGATCTACAGTGGATGTTAAGTCTAAACAATGTAGGTCTATTCCACAGCCCCATTACGAATGCTCAGTAAATGCAATCAACACAAAACAGAATTGTGACTATTACGCATTTACCCGTATAAAGAGTGACTTGTCAGTTCTATACTTTGCAGGGGTTATCCCTAAAGAGTTATATTACACATTAGCAGTTAAGAAGTTTAAAGATGATGTAGATCCATCAAACGGGTTTATGTTTAGAAGTGACTGCTACAACTTAGCATTGTCACAATTAGATGATTTAAAGGAGTAAGTAATTATGGTTAGTCAATACACGTTTGATTTAGAAGTCGAGTCATGGGAACTGAGGGTCGTTGTTTCTGTAAGTGGTGGCTATATTCCAGCTAGTATGGAAGAGCCAGCCGAGTGTCCTGAAGTAGAATGGTACATCGAAAAAGTATTGAGCATAGGGTCGTTTGATGATATTGATGATGATGATATTCTGACCGCAGTATGCAATGAATTAGATGAACTAAATGAACTAGCGGAAATTGACGTATGATGCCCCTAGCGAGGTTCGGGGCTGGTGCGTTTATAGGTCTGGTACTTACATCTGTATTTACCAATGATGCGCGTATAGCTATGGTCGTTGCCGTAGTCTGTGGTGTAGCTGTAGATAAATTATTAAGAAATAAGGAGTAGGTTATGTTTATAGGTATGATGTTAATGAGTGCAATGTTCACGTTAGATAATCCTGAGTTTGTCAGTGCTGTTAAGGCTGACTTGGCAGCAGGTAAATCATGGACGTATGTAGGTTCACAGCCACCACCTGAGAATGGTGTAGCTATCCCAGTGTCTAGCCTAACGACAGGTGAAGACATCGTATTGTTTGTAACTAAGTAGAGGATAATAAAATGAATATATATGATTTAAGAGATGTAGTAATAGACGGTATTTGCATGGATGATTATCCAGACTTTGTAGATGCTTATATTTCAGAAGCAATAGATGCCAATGGTAATTCATTATCAGATGAACAGTTAGAAGAGTTAACCAATGACAACTCAGAATTTGTACAGCAAATGGCACACGATGAAGTCATGGGGAGGGTCTAGATGAAACGATTATTGACATTACTTATGGTAGTCTATTTAGCTGGCTGTGGCACACTGCCTCAGAACGATTATAAGCAAGTGTGGTGTGATGAGTTATACACTCACAACGAAGCTACATGGGGCCCTGAAGAGGTACAGGCAGCAGCCCTATGTGCCAAAGAGGATATGATATGAATACAATCAAAGATGATCCCGTAGAGGATGCTCGCATTAAGTATGAAAAAGCCTACAGGAAAAGCACTATCGAACCTAAAGAGATGGACGCTAACCTCAACCTATTATATGAAGACTATATGAACAAAGTATTGGAGCAATTAGATTATGAGCTTAATATTCAAACCAAAGATTCCTGCAAGTTTCAGAACTGAAGAAATCAAACCTAAAGAAGAGAATAAAAAATGTAGGGGCCCTCAAGTGTACTGGTCGTCTTATGAATTAGACAAACTGGTAGCACTACGAGTCTTAGGAGTTTCTTACTTAAACTGCGCCAAGTTATTACATAGGGGCCAGAGTGCTATCGTTTCAGCTATCGCATACAATGATTTGTACGGTAAAATTGATAGTCAAAGAAAAGAAAAAATAACCCAAATAATGAGAGCCTCATAAACATGACTGAACTGATGATTAAGACACTGAAAAATAAATCACTAAAGGAAAAGATTGCAGCTTCTAAAGCCCGTACTAAGATTGAAACGGAAATAGCAAACTATGAAGAGGGGGTCAGAAGAGGTGGTCAGTTTGTAGCATACAATGAGAATATGATAACTAAGTTAAAGCTTAGGCTGGAGGATCTATGACCCTAACAGATCAGGAGATTGAAGAGTTGGTAATATCTGAGTTAAAGAATTACTATAACGTCCTAGACCATGCGGTAGAGGATAGAGGGTGGTATCCGACCACTAGGGAAAGGGATAACGACAGAGTTACCCTAGCAGCAATCATTAACTTATTGACACACTACCTAACAAAAGAGGATCACGATAAATGGCTATCAACTATTCGGCAGGTAACTCAGAAGTAGACAGTAGAGGCCCATGCTATAAGTGTGGATCTAAAGATAATTTAGTTAAGTATAAAGATGGTCACGCTACCTGCTATTCTGTAGGCTGTGGTCACTTCATTAAATCAGGGGAATCAATGCACAA